TGCTGAAACCCATGTATTTTCCAATATCTGTATAGCCTTGCTATTTTTGACATTGTCTATACTTACTATGTTTAAATCAATACTACTGATTTCTCCCCCAACTAGAGATTTAAAATCACTTAGATCGGGTTCGTTGGCCATTAGACAACAGGGAAAAAACAAACCTTCTGCATTAATATACGGTAAGATGTTATCGGATTTACATTTTGGATCTATCATTTAGTTCTCTTACTATATCGTTTAATGATTTTGTTGGTCTAAGAAATTCAAAAGTATCGTATCTATTGCTTTCTATAACTGTAAATGAATCTAATTTTAATTTTTTTGATAGTTTATATGCTTCAAATACTGTGTCTTCGTTGTGTTTAAAAACGATATATCTCCAAAACACTTGACATTTTGAATTACTTTTTACAGTTGTTAATGCATCTAGGATACTTTGCCATTTACTGTTTTTTCTATATACATGATTATTAGATTCGACACCGTCTATGTTGAAATTGATTTTATCATGATTGTCTAATAACTTAGATAACTCAGCCCACCACTCTATTTTTCTTCCTGATCCGTTTGTATCTAAGTAGATTCTAATACCGGGATAGTTTGTTTTAAGTTGTTGAACTATCTCAATGAAATTTGGATGATAGATAGCATCTCCGTGATCACCACAAAAGTATACTAAATTAAATTCTCTAGCAGATTTGACTACAACATTGATATCGATATCAGAAATTTTTAATTTGTCTTTGGCATATGTTCTAGGACAGGCGGGACATGCCAGTTGGCATCTAGTAGTTGCTTCTATATGCAATTCTTTTATTGATCTTACAGTGGTGTTTTCTTTATGAGAATGTAGAGAAGTCAATTTTAAAACTTTCTTTGATACCCTGCTAGGTTGAGCATGATAGAATACTGCTCATAGGCTTTTTGGACAGCAGGATTTGACTGACGATGCCAACTTTCTTCACGTTCTTTTTCCATGAGCATAGAAAACATATCAGCGTCGCTGTAGCCGTGTTTATGGTTGCCAAAAAATCTCTGCTCCATTTCTACCAGAGCACGAAATCTGCTTTCGGGTATTTGAACTGTGTAGACTTTTTCTGTTTCATATTCTACAAAATCCTTGCTGATAATATCTGCTCGCAATGGATCTGTAAAATATCTAGGAGGATGGTACCTGGCCCTGCGTTTTTGATCATCTACGATTTGTATTTCGTAGTTTTTGCAAAACTGATCAACTTTTTCTTTCATTGTACAAGGCTTTCTGCTAAAGGAAATATTTCTGCAATTACTTTTGCACAAGCACGAGCAACTTCTTGATGCTCTAATTGTGTACCGTTAGCAGAACGAAGTTCAATAAAATGTATCCACGAACGTAAGGTACCATTCATGTATAGTTTGCTTTCTATTAATCCCTCAGGCAATACTGCACGAGCCTGTTCTTTGGCTATGCCCTTAGCGATAGCCCATTCGTAGGCGCTTTTGGCATAGTCGATGACCTGCTGTTGTTGACGTTCCCAATCTTTATGTAAGCGTTCGTCATCCGTTCCGACACTGTTCTGTCTGTTTTTTGGGTCTTGAAGTCGTGCTTCTCGCAGTATAAACGACAGGTCTTTAGTAGGGTCAGCATATCGCTGACTGAATTCTTGGAAGGAGAATGATCTATGACGTAATATCTGTCTTGCAATATCTCTTGTTGTGGTAATTTCGCAACAGGCGGAGACCATTTCAAGTGGGCTCCAGTGTTGGTGTTTGACCAAGTATCGGATGAGTTTTTCTGATGTCTCGGTGTTAAGTTGATTGCTGGGATTGGACACACGGGCGCAATACGCAATGAGTTCCTGCGCATCTGCGATGCCCATGTTTGCAAATTCTGATGTTGGTTGTGAATAGGATACCAAACGTACATTCATTATTTTTCCTTTGTAATGATATCAAAATTGACGATACACCGAGGACCGTTTCTAGGAATGCCTCCGCTATGTGTAATTAATCCGTCAAAGAAAACTAATCTGCCTTTTTTAGGTTCAACTTCTTTTATAATTTTACCTTCTTCATTGTAAAACGCAGTTGGGCCGTCTGCATTATTAACATAATAGAGACAAACAAAATGCGGAACTTTGAAGTCAGTGTGAGGCTTATAATGAGAAAATTTAGTTTTATGGGGTACAGAAAGAAATATTCTTCCAGCCGCTATATCTTGCAATATCAAATTATTTTTATCACAAGCCAACTGAGGTAGTAATATAAAATTATCTAGATATTCGCTAGTTCGAAAACTAGATTTAAGAACATGAACTAAACTCAAAGGAGAAATGTCATCTTCTTTGGCGGTGCTTTCATATTTGCATCGAAAATCAATTAACGGGTGCATACACTCGTCATTGACATCAGTGCGTCCGAGTGTGGATAGTTCATAAAAATCTTGTAGATGTTTAGGAACTAGGTTGTCATAAACTTTTAAAATCATGTTTCTTCATCGGGCTCATCAAAGCAAAGACTTTCCATGGTTTTATAGTGTTCGTAGGCTTTTTTCAGTGCTTCGAACTTTTCTAATTTATCCGGATCAGGAACAAGTATAGCCATTCGCTGTTCCATCTTAGTCATAAACTCACTAAGACTTCGACCTTTGACCTTAATGTCCCCATCTCCCTTTATATTGATGCCGTCTGTGTCTATCACAACATTTGCTTGATTACTTAATCCAGAATTTATAGTGTAATTGGAACTAGGCCAACCATAACTATTATTCGTATTAATACCTGATATAACAGTGTGCCCATAACAGGTACTACCCGAGGAGTAGGTCATAGATGGACCTAACGTGATAATATCTGGAGATGTAAGACTATCTATAGAAATAGTTTCACAGGCAGCGCCATAGTTGCCGAGATCTATGGTCGTGTCGTTTGAAACTGCCTGTGCTTCTTCTAAGGATCCTTGCTGTTCCTTAGTTTGCATTTTACTTTGCCTTGGCTTCTTTGCGGGCGTTCTTCTCTGCAGTGATTTCGTTACGGCGAGCCTTTACACTCTTTGCTACTTCTTGTAGGGCCTTACGAGCACGAGTACCGGCTGCTGAATTGCCCGCTTGAAATTTTGCATCTTCTGCTAAGAATGTTTCGAAATCTGCTTTGAGTTGTTCTACTGTGTTTGACATAATTTTTTCCTTTTAGTTATGCGTCATTTACTTATAAATGTAAATGGTGTGGTCGGTAGGATTCGAACCTACAAAGGCTGTGACTAAGTCGGCGCCCCATTCCCAAGTGCGTTTCGCAACGGACCGGAGGTCTGCCATATTCCACTCACGACCACAAGTATATTATATAACCTTAAAGAATTAAGGTCAACTATTTCTAGATTAAATATTAACAGTTTATGACACACGAATTTCAAAATATACCATTTCAAAATATAATCAAGTTTGGACAGCGGACAATGTTAGATCGTCCTTTGTTTTCTGTCAGTTGGATTTTGGGCAGATTCTGCAATTATAATTGCTCATATTGTTGGCCGTATGCCCGTAGCGATCGAGTTGATCATCAAGAGCATGAAGTGTATATAAAGACCATAGACGAAATCAAACGCCAGGCAAGACAAAATGGATTCTCTGAATTCCATTGGAGTTTTAGTGGTGGGGAACCAACTGCTTATAAACGGTTACCAGAATTGATTAAACATTTAGACGATGGACCATTAACTCCGTATCAAAGCATACACATGACTACCAATCTTTCTCCAGGATCAAAATGGTGGAAGAATTGGTGCGACATAACAGCAGATCTTCAACGTAGAAGTATTACGGCTAGTTATCATTCAGAGTTTGCCAAGGAACAGGAATTCGGAGATAAGTGTCTACAGTTAATGAATGACAATGTTTTTGTTACTGTTAATCAAGTAATGGTGCCTGATCAGTTTTATGAACTCTATGATAGATGCAGTAGACTTCACAGTCGCGGTATCAACGTAACACTTAAACCGCAAAGCGATCCTACTGCTAGTTCTGTTGTTAGCGGATATACAGATGATATGATGACTCTAATGCAAGTTGGCTTCCCGCAGAGATCCGACGGAGAAGATATCTATCAAATTGCACTGTACGATTCAGACAACACTGAATATCTATTCGATCAAGCAGAGCGATTTAATGCCTACGGTTTTAATAAATTTCAAGATTGGCGTTGCAATTCTGGATATCAAAGTGTTATAATAAGAAGCGAAGAAGTTAAAAGATCTTATAGTTGTCATGACCAACTATTAGGCACACTAACAGCAGGGTTCAACTTATTCAAAGAACCTAAAATCTGTATTACACCGTCATGCGTTAGTTCGGCGGATTCAAAAATACCAAAATGCAAATAGACACAGAACACTTACATCATTGGATGCGAGCAATACGCAACAGCAAAAATCCTATGCGCACCATGGATGCATTTTGGCGTGGCCAGATTCTTAGCAAAGAGTGGCTTATAAAAGAATTAAAAAATCAAAGACATCATGTAAAAGATTGTCCGTCTGTTGACATACATGGAGGTTGGGTGGGAACCTTAGCCAGTTTGTTGTTCCAAAGCGATTTACACATTTCTCATATTAATAGCATAGATATAGATCCAGATTGCAAAGACATAGCACTGGATATGAATCAAATAGAAATGGAGTCTGGAAAGTTTAATGCTATCACCGCAGACATGTGTTCCTTTTCTAGTACCGCAGATATAATTATTAATACTAGTTTCGAACATATCACCCAGGAACAGTATCTTATATGGCTTGAAAATATTCCTAAAAATAGTTTAATCGTATTACAAAGTAACAATTATAAAATACCGGAGCATATAAGAATAGCAGAAAATCTAGATCAGTTTAAGAGCCAGAGTCAATTAGCACCAATTTTATATGCCGGTGAATTAGATCTTCCTTTGTATACTAGATACATGATAATAGGTAAGAAATATGTTTAATTTTTCAGAATTAGATTCTGTACATCTAGAGATTACCAACAACTGTCAGGCATCTTGTCCTATGTGTTCTAGAAACTTCAGAGGTGGACTAGATAATCCTTATATAAAAATCAACGAATGGTCGTTAGATGACTTTCAAAATATATTCACCGAGGAAGTTCTAGGTCAAATTAAAAATATCTACTTTTGTGGAAACTTCGGTGACCCTATAATCAATAATGATCTAGATCTAATGTGTGAATATGTCACAGCAATCAATCATAATTTACAAATTAGAATTCATACTAATGGTGGTGCTAGATCTCAATCGTGGTGGAAATCGTTGGTAAAAAAATTACCTAAAAATCATTTTGTGATATTTGGTATAGATGGTTTAGAAGATACTCATCATCTATACAGGATAGGAACCACATATGAAAATGTCACACGTAATGCCAAAGCATTTATTGATGCTGGCGGCACAGCCGAATGGGTGTTTATAAAATTTAAACACAATGAACATCAAGTTGACGAAGCAAGACAGAGAGCCAAAGATCTAGGATTTAGATTATTCACTGTGAAAAACAGCACTAGATTTTTAGAAGAAAAATCCAAAGTCGTAGATAAATCTGGCAATACCTTATATCACTTAGAACCGCCTAGCAATAATCAAGTGACATTGATAAGTCCAGATATGATCAAGAATTATAAAACTTGGGTGAGCGAATCCAAAATAGATTGTTATGTATTAAACAGTAAAGAAATATATATAGACGCTTATAAAAAAATATTTCCTTGTTGCTTTTTAGCATCAACTCCATACAACTATACAGAAACTTCTGATTTAACTTTCCCTGTTAGACAAGAAATTAAAAAACAATATTCCTTGCTGGTTGATTCTTTAGGCGGAATTGATCAATTAGATGCAGTAAATGTTGGTATTAAAAATGTTCTCAGTTCAACTACCTGGCAAACTGTTTGGGATTATTATTGGAATGATTACAAACTTATTGTATGTGCC